TTGGTACCGTCACATCGGTACGATTTCCATTAGATTCTATAATTGTTAATGTTACTTCAGTTCCAGTTTTAACCCAAGATATATTGGTACCTTGAAAGTCCATATTACCAGAATCTGCACCACCATCTGTAAACATAGCATCAGCCAATTGTTTGGATAGTTGTGCATAAATGCGTGATTCCACATTCACTAAGAATTTAGCTAGATTGGTATTTTTGGCATCCCTTGCCGCTTGGTCAATGGCTGCTTTTTCGTTATCTTTTATTTTTTGTTTGCGTTGAGATTCCAATTGCTCAATCGTTATAACATGGTTGGAATAACCAATACCACTAAAGGATGGAGAATTAAATTGATGAATTAACTCAGATGCGTATAAATTTGAACTAATCAGTAGAAGTGTTACTAGAATCTTTTTTGTGTTTTTCATCTTCTTTAATTTCTCGCATCATTAATACGATGTTAATTTTTTGATTCAATCTTATCAAATCATTATCTAACATTCTAACACGATCAATCAAAGCAATCAAAACGCCACTGGCTTCACTAAGAACGGGTTTAATTTCTTTTGTTACCCAAGTCCACACATAATAAATGAAGTAACCCATGCCGCCAGCTGCAACAATTGGAAAACCATATTTGTTAACTATTTCTGCTAAATCCATAATATTTCCTTATAGGAATCTATCATAATAACCTTTTGCTCTAGATTTAGAATGTTTTTTTTGATTTGCGGGATTGTGATAATGGTCCCAAGCGTTACCAGGCTTATTTTTTTTCTTGAACTGTTCTTCAACTTCTTTTAAAGTCCATAAAGCGTATACACTAATTCCTACTGCTAACACCGCAATCAAATAAATTACTAAAAGTAGGTAACCATCAACATACATCAACTAATCCATTCTTTCTTTGAGTAAATCTCTTAATCGGTCACCACAACTCCTGATGTCTTTCGTTAATTCACCAATACCAATTTCACGTTCTATCATTCTAGCAACGTCATGGAAGTGAATAACCAAATCTTCCAAATCGTCTAATTCAAGGTAAGCTGGCATCAATCTCTCCTAGCATCGTTCTTGCCGTCTGCACGAGCAATACGGTCGATATCAGGTTTGACACCCATAGCGCTTGACATTAGAGTATCAATTCTGATAACATCATGGTTCATTGTTTTAACACGATTGTCTAAGGCGGTAATAATACCACTTAAACTTTTGACAGAACCGGTAACACCGGCCAGAATAAATTTTAGAGTTAGGAATACAAAATAACCAGCTGCAAACGCAGCAGCCATTGGAAAACCTAATTCGGCAACAATTTTAAAAAAATCCATTTTTATATTGACAATCGTTAGTTATTATTATATAATCAGTAAATCATCAATATAAGTTTCAATACATACTTATTTATACCAAATTTGATGTACATTAAACAACTTTAAATATATTCACTCTGGAGATAATAACTATGAAAATTTTAGCACTCAAACTAATAACTGGTGAAGATGTACTTGGAGAGATTGAATCTGAATCCGAGACTGAATTTGTACTGGTTAATCCTGTCGGCATTGCTGTGGTTCGTGGTAAAGATGGTCAACCATCTGTTGGATTCGCACCATTTCCCATTCATGCCGAACAAAAATCAGGTGCGGTGGTTGCCTTAGCCAAGAAGAATGTAGTATACTCCTATGTTCCTGCGGAAGATTTTATCACAAACTATAATCAGATTTTTGGTTCTGGTATTGTTCTTCCACCACAAAAAACTTTAATTACAGGCTAAATTGAGTTCATCATTCTATACTAATGTTCAATGCTTCGGTAGTAATATACTCTATCGAGGCATTAAGGATGGCAAAAGAGTAAAACAGAGAATTGAATATTCTCCTTCTCTTTTTCTACTATCCAAACGAGTTACTAATTTCACCACACTCACTGGTGATTATCTAGACCAAAAAGTATTTGGCACAACTAAAGAGGCAAGAGATTACATCAAGCAATTCGATGGTGTGTCTGGTGCCTCTAAAGTCTATGGCCAAACACGATTTGAATATGCCTTTATTGCCGATCAACATCAAGGTATGGTTGACTATGACCAAGATAAGGTCTTAATTGCTGTAATCGATATCGAGGTTGGTTCAGAGAATGGCTTTCCTGATCCGTATGAAGCAAACGAACCTATCACAGCAATTGCAATTAAGTATCTTAACGGCAAAACTTATGTGTTTGGCTGTGGTGATTATATCACGCAAGGCGAAGAAGTTTATGTAAAGTGTAAAGATGAATATTCTTTATGTAAACAATTTATGGCACTCTGGACAAAAGTATGTCCTGATATTCTTACTGGTTGGAACACCAAGTTCTTTGACGTACCATACATCATCAATCGTTTCCGTAAAATTCTAGGTGAAGATGAAACCAAAACATTATCTCCTTGGAAATATCTTACCGAGAGAAAGACTCGAATCAATGGTCGTGAGTTAATTGCTTATGACATTGTTGGTGTTGCAGCACTCGATTATATTGAACTATACAAATGGTATGCGCCAGGTGGTAAGTCGCAAGAATCGTATCGGTTAGATAACATTGCACAGGTTGAATTAGGTGAAGGTAAAATTGCGTATGATGAATATGATAATCTACATGCCTTGTATCGTTTAAACTATCAAAAGTTTATTGAGTATAACATCAAAGACGTTGAGTTGATTGTTCGACTTGAAGAAAAATTGAAACTGTTGGAACTAGGTGTAACTCTGGCCTACGATACAAAATCCAACTATGAAGATATTTTTGCACAGACTCGTATGTGGGATGCAATGACTTATTCCTACTTGCGTGAGAAAAACATTATTGTTCCACCGAGAGAAGTAAAAGAAAAAGACGGAATGTTTGAAGGTGCATATGTTAAAACACCAAAAACAGGATTACATGATTGGGTTGCCAGTTTCGATTTGAACTCACTATACCCACACTTGATGATGCAGTATAATATTTCTCCAGAAACTCTAATTGAACCTGAAGATTATACGCAAGAGATGAGGAATGTTTTGTCACAAGGTGTTTCGGTTGACAAACTCTTGACTAAATCGGTCGACACTTCCAAATTAGAGAATGTCACACTCACTCCAAACGGACAATACTTTCGTACAGACATTCAAGGTTTCTTACCTAAGATGATGGAAGAAATGTATCAAGATAGAAGTAAGTTTAAAAAGATGATGTTGGCTGCAAAACAGGAATATGAAAATGAAACAGACGAATCAAAAAAATACGAAATTGAAAAACGAATCGCTAAGTACAACAATATTCAGCTCGCCAAAAAAGTTTCTCTTAACTCTGCTTACGGTGCTCTTGGTTCTCAATATTTTAGATTTTATGACCTAAGAATGGCTTTGGGTGTTACAACTGCTGGACAATTAAGTATTCGTTGGATCGAAAACAAGATTAACCAATACATGAACAACTTATTGAAAACGGAAGAAGATTATGTTATCGCCTCTGACACAGATTCGATTTATCTCCACCTTGGTGAACTTGTTAAGAAGGTGTATCCAAACCAGACTGATGTTAAGCAAGTTATCGCCTTCATGGACAAGGTCTGTGAAGATAAACTACAACCTTTTATTGACAAGAGTTATCAAGAGCTTGCTACGTATGTTCATGCTTATGACCAAAAAATGCAGATGAAACGAGAAGGCCTTTCCAATAAAGGTATCTGGACGGCCAAGAAGCGTTACATTCTAAATGTATACAATAATGAGGGTGTGCAGTATAATGAGCCTCAGATGAAGGTGATGGGTCTTGAGATGATTAAATCGTCCACACCTTCTGCCATTCGTGAGAAGATGAAACAGGCAATTCAATTAATGGTAAATGGAACACAAGAAGATATTCATAAGTTCATTGCAGATTTCAGAGCAGAATTTAAAGCTCTGCCTGTAGAAGAAATATCTTTTCCTCGTGGACTAAATGGGCTAAATACCTATTCTGATGCGGTACACCTTTATAAGAAAGGCACACCAATTCATGTTAAGGGTGCGATTATCTACAACACAAATCTAAAACGATTGAATCTCACCAAAAAGTATCCACTAATACAAGAAGGTGAAAAGGTTAAGTTTACTTACCTAAAAATGCCGAACCCATTTAAAGATACCGTTATTTCTTATCCTTCTCGTTTACCTAAAGAATTTGAAATGCAACAATACATCGATTATGATATGCAATTCGACAAAGCATTTCTTGAACCAATCAAAGTCATTTTAGATTGTATGAAGTGGTCAACAGAAAAAACTAGTTCAATAGAGGATTTCTTTTCATGATATTTTTAACACTATTATCCGCATTATTACTTTCTGGTATTGCAGCCTATTATTCTATTATTGGATTGGCTGCAATTTTTACTGGTGCTTTTTGGCCAATCGTTTTCATGGGTTCTGTTTTGGAAATGAGTAAGTTGGTTACTGCATCGTGGTTATATCGTAACTGGAAAACTTGTCCAATACTGTTAAAATCTTACCTAACATTCTCCGTTGTGGTTCTAATGATAATCACTAGTATGGGTATCTTTGGTTTCTTATCTAAGGCACACATCGATTCTACAATGGATGCCGGTGTTAATTCAGTTGAAATTAAAACCATTTTACAACAAGAGAAGATTGTAAAAGAACGGTTGGATTATTTGTTGGCTCGTGCAAAAGATCCATCGACAGCCAGTAATCGTTTAGATAAACAGATTCAAGATACACAAAAAGAACTGTCACAACTCAATAAACAAAAGTTGCCATTATTAAAAGAGAACAATAAACTTGAGGCAGAAGTTGGTCCTATTAAGTATATTGGTGATATAGTTTATGGTACTGATGATGAAAACGGTTTAGATAAGGCTGTTCGGTTGGTAATCATGTTAATTATGGTTGTATTTGACCCTCTAGCTGTGTTATTATTAATAGCAGCGAATATGTCAATGAGGAAAAAAGATGAACAACCAGAGGTTTCACTTCCCGTTTCGGTACCTGAAACTACTGAGCTCGGTGTCGAAGCAATTCAAGACATTCAAGAACGGCCGGATGATAAGATTGAAATACCCAAAGAAAACATCACTTCAATCGAGGAGGATGTTGAATCGAAAACTGAGGAGATCGTCATTGATGCCACTAGTGACGAAACGATTCCGTCATTGACTCCGAAACGAGGATTTCCTAACAGAAAATCCAACAAAATAGAAGATATAAGTAAATATGACGAGAAAGCAGAACTTGCTTTTAAAGAAAAAAATAAATGATGGTTTTTTAAAAAGGTGAATTATGAGTATATTAGATAAAATCAAAAAGAATAGTAGTATCAAAGAATCGGCTATTCTATCCAAATCAAAGTTCTTCACACAGAAGGACATGATTCCAACATCGGTGCCAATCATTAATGTGGCACTAAGTGGTAAACTCGATGGTGGTTTGACACCAGGCCTTACAATGTGGGCAGGTCCATCCAAACATTTTAAAACTGCATTTTCATTATTAATGGCCAAATCTTACTTGGACAAATATCCTGATGCAGCGTTATTATTCTATGATTCGGAATTCGGCACACCGCAATCTTACTTTGACTCTTTTGGCATTGATACTGACCGTGTTCTGCATACTCCTCTTACCGATATTGAACAATTAAAGTTTGATGTTATGCAGCAGTTGACTAGTTTAGAACGAACCGATAAATTAATTATTATTATCGATTCTATTGGTAACTTGGCATCCAAAAAAGAAGTTGATGATGCACTTGAAGGAAAATCTGTTGCAGATATGTCAAGAGCAAAACAAGTTAAATCATTATTTCGTATGGTGACACCGCACCTTACAATGAAAGACATCCCGATGATTGTCGTGAATCATACGTATATGGAAATTGGTATGTTCCCGAAAGCAATCGTTGGTGGTGGAACAGGTTCATATTACTCTGCTGACAACATCTTCATCCTTGGCCGTCAACAAGAAAAAGAAGGTACAGAAGTTGTTGGTTATAATTTCATAATCAATGTGGAGAAATCCAGATATGTCAAAGAAAAATCAAAAATCCCCGTTTCTGTATCTTTTGATGGTGGTATTAGCCGTTGGAGTGGGTTACTTGATATTGCACTCGATGGTGGATTTGTTGTTAAACCTTCTAATGGCTGGTACTCGAAAGTAGATAATGATGGTGTCATTGAAGATAAGAAATATCGTATCAAAGAAACCGACACATCTGATTTTTGGATGCCAATTTTGAAAAACAAAAAGTTTCAAAAGTTTGTGACCGACAAATATCAGATTGCTTCTGGTGAAATCATGCAAGGTGGTAGTGAAAACTTGTTTGATGAGGTTGAAACTATGAATGGATCTGAATAATGACAGAAGGTATTGATTATTGTTTCATCTATCCTAAAGATGATAATACTGCGGTAAACATCAGATTATTGCAAGGACCATATAAAGATACCCTATTCAAATATGGTAAGGTAAAGTTCAAAGAAGAAAATGAACAAATCTATTTACTTTTCGCCTACGATGTGTTAGAATCCACCGTAGATACTCCCAAGAAACTGGAGAAAGATGGTAAATTTAAAGATTACCTAGGTGATTTGCTTGTCGAATTGATGTCAAATAATATTGAGCAGGAAATAGTGGATGAAACTGGAACAGACGATATTAAAAACCCTGATTTATAATGAAGAATTTCTACGGAAAGTTTTACCATTTTTAAAGACAGAGTATTTTAGTGATAGTGTAGAGAGAACTTTATTTAATGAGATTACATCGTTCACGGAAACTTACAATAACTCACCATCGGTTGAAGCAATTGGTATTGCCGTCAAAGAGAGACGTAACCTTACGGATGATGAAGTTAAGAGGTGTGAATCTTATCTTAAAGAAATTGGAGCTAATAGTCAAACAGAAACCAAGATTCAATGGCTTGTTGACAAAACCGAAGCATTCTGCCAAGAGAAAGCCATATACAATGCAGTATTAGGGTCTATTTCAATTCTCGATGGTAAAGACAAAACAAATGATAAGGGTGCGATTCCCAAGATATTATCGGACGCTTTGGCTATTTCTTTCGACAACTCTGTAGGTCACGATTACCTTGAGAACTCTGACGAGCGTTATGATTTCTATCATAGAAAAGAAGAACGAATTCCCTTTGACTTGGACTATTTTAACAAGATTACAAAAGGCGGACTGCCTACAAAAACCCTCAATATTGCGTTGGCTGGAACGGGTGTTGGTAAGAGTTTGTTTATGTGTCATGTGGCCGCAGGTGCAATGGTACAAGGCAAAAATGTTCTCTATATCACACTTGAAATGGCTGAAGAAAAGATTGCTGAAAGAATAGATGCAAACTTATTGAATGTTTCACTTGATGATTTGATGGAACTACCTAAAGATTTATATGACAAGAAGGTTGCTCGTGTTCGTGAAAAATGTACCGGCAAACTTATCATTAAAGAATACCCAACTGCTTCAGCATCCGTAACACACTTCAGAACATTACTAAATGAACTCAATCTCAAAAGGTCTTTCGTACCTGACATTATCTTTATTGATTATCTTAATATCTGTTGTTCTTCTCGTATCAAAGCTGGTGCAAATATTAACTCTTACACCTATGTCAAGTCCATTGCAGAAGAACTTAGGGGACTTGCGGTTGAACATAATGTTCCTATTGTATCTGCTACACAGACTACAAGGAGTGGATTTACATCGAGCGATCCTGGTTTGGAAGATACGAGTGAGTCATTCGGGTTACCTGCAACCGCCGACTTAATGTTTGCTTTGATTTCTTCCGAAGAACTAGAAGAACTTGGCCAGATTATGGTAAAACAATTGAAGAATCGATACAATGATCCAACATTTCACAAACGATTTACCCTTGGTGTTGACCGTGCAAAAATGAAATTGTTTGACATTGAACAGTCAGCACAAATAGGTATTGCTGATGCTGGCCATTCTGGTATTGGTGCTCACAACAAAATTAAACATGAAAAGAAATTTGAAGGCTTTAAAGTATGATGTTAAGTAAAGAAGATGGTATTCATGTTGCTAAGGTGTTCCAAGATTACTTTGGCAACTTTGCTCGCATCGATGATTATATGCGTGACCAGAAACTAGCCTCTCTTTCTGAAATCTCAATCAACCCATTATTTCCAATTGAAGAAGATTTGTTCTCTGATTTTTCGATGCATCCTAATGATATGGATCTAGAAGTATTGGAGATTCCAAGTGACACATGGGAAACATTGTTGAGTATTACCAGTTCACATATCAATATTGCACCTGTTGGTCGTCAATTGAAACTTGCCGTTAAAGAAAAGAACTCAGGAAAGTTCGTAGGTTTCATTCGAGTAGGTTCACCTGTCATCAACTGTCGACCACGAAATGAAATGCTTGGACAAGTGTTTACGCAACAACCTGAGTGGGGTAAACGATTCAATGACTCCGCAATGATGGGTTTTGTTATTGTACCAGCACAACCATTTGGTTTTAATTATCTTGGTGGCAAACTACTGGCTGCAATCTGTACCAGTCACACAGTACGAGAACTGGTAAACAAAAAATACAATATGAATATGTGTTTGTTTGAAACCACAAGTCTATATGGTTCAACAAAAGCATCTTCACAATATGATGGTATGAAACCATATATTCGATACAAAGGCTTGACAGAATCAGATTTTTTGCCTATGATGCATGGTAAACCTTATTCAGATTTGGTTGCATTTGTTGAATCGAAGATTGGAAAGTTTGTTGATGATGGAATTTCTAGTCGTAAACTAAAAATCTCTATGAAGATGATATCTTTAACCAGAGCTGCATTGAAAGGTACAGATGAACTGTCTGCATTTGATACAACGATTGAAAATGCTAAAAAGTTGACAGAACAGAAACGATACTATATTTCAGATTATGGTTTTAAGAACATGGTTGATTATGTAACCTGTAAAACAGATACTCTTTTACCTGGTGAAAATTATCATAAACACGAATTAGAAAATGTGATACAATGGTGGAAACAGAAAGCCAGTAACCGTTATGATACATTGAAGTCTGAAGGTAGATTACGGAGTGAGTTGGAAATATGGACATCAGGAAAAGACATTCAAATTATCCGTTAATGATATATAATAAATACTCTCAATTAATGGAGATTTAAATGCCGAAGTATCTATCTGGTGGTGAACAAACTACAGTAAATTCAACAATTACCGAATTGTTTCCATCACTTTGGTTTAACAATAACAGTAGGCCTCCTAGAACCACCGATGAACTAAGCAATTTTATTAACAAAGTTAATCTGAATAGTCCAAATTCTAAAAAAACCTTTGTAGCTAGTTCAATGACATCAGACATCAAGCAAGCTGAAAAGTTCATAAATCAAGCATTCACTTTAATTGAACCAAAAATGTTAAAGACTAAATTGGATAATGCATTTGGTATCACACAATATTTGTATGAAACTGATGCATCCAATCCAATATCTAAAGCCGTTTGGGGTTATCGTGCAAAGCCAGCAGGTGTTCCAAGTAATCATGCAGGTGACATATTCTTAATATTTGCAGATAAATCAATTGCTGGTATAAGTTTAAAAGCAGGTACTTTAAAATCTTCTGAACCAAAATTGAATTCATATGTAAGAACAACATTAATGAAACCTTATTGGCAAAAATTGGATCCTAAAGCAGATGATAATTTAAAATTGGCTCTTTGGAAAAATGTATACTCTAAAGTTCCTGGTTTACCAAAAAGTGTAACAAAAAATAATTATTATAGTGAAGGTAGAACTGCTAAAATAAATCCAGAAATGGATGCCGCAATTTTAAAACTATTTAAATCTGATCCTGACGAGTTTGATAGGCTTTATCAGTTACAAAATAAAACCAGTAAAGAAGCTCTTGTTAAAATAATTAATTCTAGTGTTAAAGTAACTAAGCAATGGATTAATGAAGAATTTCGTTTAGAAAAACCACAAGAGGTACCACTCATACTTGTTAAAGCGATTGGAAATAAAGCCGAAGAACAAGGTGATAAGTTGGTTAATTTTTTAAGTAAAGTTACAAAAGTTCACGCTTACATAAACAAAAACTCTGTTCAAGAATGGTTTATTGATGTTTCAGATTCAAAAGGAAAAACGCTTACTTTACTAATGACTATTCGTAGTGATTCTGAATATAGAGCAGAAAAAAGAAAAGGTAAATTAGGTGCTTTAGCAATGTTAAAATTATTATATCGTGGAGTGAAAAAATAATGGGATTAATTGATTTTGACAAACTCGCAAAAGAGTATGCTGGTATTGAAGATGATTTTGGTTTCTCTGCGGTAAGTGAAGAAGAATATAATGCTGTTATCAATAAGACAGCTGAAACGGCTGATGATTATAAAGATAGATTACAAGAAGTAGAGAAGATGATTATTCCTTTTCTTCAGAAGTTATATTCGACTGGAGACAAAGAATACATATATTGGCCTAATCGTAAACCGATTATTGAAAAACAAATTGAAAGAATATTGAAACTAACTAGAGATTAAATTATGTCTGCTACTGTGATTATACCAACTACTGGATCACCAGAAGTTAAAACTGCCGTTGAATCTGTTCTGAATCAAAGTCGTCCTACCAAATGTTATGTTGTGATTGATGGTGATGAGAATGTAGAAAAAACATTAGAAGTATTGGATTCAACCCTAAATGATGAACGAGTACACATTTGTTCATTGCCAATCAATGTCGGTGCCAAGGGATTCTATGGTCACCGTGTCTATGCGGCTTTCACGCACTTAATCGATACAGAATATGTTGCCTATCTAGACCAAGATAATTGGTTATACCGATCCCATGTAGAAAATTGTATTAAAACAATCAACTCTAGAAGTTTAGATTGGTGTTATTCTTTACGACAAATTTACAACAAACAAGGCAAAATGGTTGCTTTTGATGATTGTGAATCCCTTGGTATTTGGCCAACATATCACGGACATCATCACATAGATACTAATTGTTACTTTATTAAAACTGATGTAGCAATCAAACTTGCAAGTGTTTGGCATGGTGGTTGGGGACAAGATAGAGTGTTTTTACAAGCAATCACAAAACACTTTCCTAAATTTTATTGCACAGGTGAATATACAACCTGTTATCGAGTAGATGGTGGCAAAGGTTCTGTTAATGCAGAATTTTTTGAAAATGGTAATAAAATAATGAATGAAAAATATAATGGAGTTTACCCATGGCGTCAAAAAGCTTAATAATCGGTGGTTGTGCAAACTATAACATTAACCAACTAAAACCTTGGGTTGAATCGATTGATGAATGTGGATTCACTGGCGACAAAGTTATGGTTGTTAGTAATATATCGGATGAAACAACACAATGGTTGAAATCTAAAGATTTTATCCTTATTCCTATGGCTAAGGCCGATATTCCTGTTCATGTCCTTAGGTTTTTATCAATATACGAATTCCTGAGAACAAATTGGCAAAACTATAATTATGTGGTTACAACGGATGTGAAAGATGTGTATTTTCAAAGCAATCCAATTGTTTGGTTAGAACTAAATCTAAAAAACAAAAAACTCGTTGCCGGATCCGAAAGTATGAAATACAAAGATGAACCTTGGGGCAATCAAAACTTGATGCAAACTTATGGTCCTTATGTGTATGACATTTTCAAAGACAATGAAATATACAATGTTGGAACAATTGGTGGTACATCTGAATATGTTAAAGATATCGTTTTCAATATATTCACCAATGCAATCAACAGGCCTATTCCTATTGTTGACCAAGCGGTGTTTAATGTGCTAATACAAACACAACCATATAAAGACCAAGTTTATTTTGCAAAACAATTAAATGGTTGGGCTTGTCAAGCTGGCACTACAGTTGATCCATCTAAAATACAACAATTTAAACCGCATCTGTTAGAATCAGAACCTATCTTTGAAGATGGTATTGTTAAGACATCTTTAGGACGACCGTTTGCAATTGTACATCAATATGACCGAGTACCCGAATGGAAAAAGTTTGTTGAGAAAAAATATGAACAAGAAGATTTAATTACTTTTAGGACACAATAATGGACTTTGAAAAAGAATATCAAGATGCATGTGTAAGAGTTACCGATATACATGAGCATTTACCTATCATTTCAGAACTAACATCACAATGTAAACATGCAACAGAATTGGGTGTTGGTTGGGCACAAAGCACTAGAGCTTTCTTACGACACGATATTGAATTACATAGTTACGAATATTCACCTTTACCTGGAATTATCGACTTTTTTATTCAAGCAAAAAAATCTGGTAGAAATGTAACTTTACATATTGATGATACTCGTAAAGTTGAAATTGCTGAAACTGATATTATGTTAGTTGATAGTTTACATGTTTATGAACAAGTAAAAACAGAATTAGAATTGCATGCCGATAAAGTAAAAAAATATCTGTTGTTTCATGATACAACCAGTTTTGAAACTAATGGTGAGTTTGGCGGTAAAGGAATTTGGCCAGCAATTCAAGAGTTTATGGATTCTCATTCAGAATGGCAAATGGTTGAAAGACGTACTAATAATAATGGATTGACAATTCTTAAAAGAGTATGAAAAAAATATTAGTAACAGGTGGTGCCGGATTTATTGGTAGTCATCTGTGTGAAAGATTGGCTAACCAAGGACATCATGTCCTTTGTGTAGATAATTATTTTACCGGCTCTAGAAAAAATATTCGACATATGCTCGAATATAGTAACTTTGAGGTAATCAGACAAGATATATGTTTACCTCTTTATGTGGAAGTGGATGAGATTTACAATCTTGCCTGTCCTGCTTCTCCAGTACATTACCAACACGACCCAATTCAAACAATGAAAACAAGTGTGATTGGTGCATATAATATGTTAGGATTGGCCAAACGCACGGGTGCAAGGATATTGCAAGCATCCACATCAGAAGTGTATGGTGACCCACAAATACATCCCCAAATTGAATCCTATTGGGGTAATGTGAACCCAATCGGACCAAGAAGTTGTTATGATGAAGGCAAACGTGCAGCTGAAACTTTGTTTATGGACTACCACAAAATTCACAATGTGAAATCCAAGAGTGTTCGTATTTTCAATACCTATGGTCCAAGAATGTCAGAAAATGATGGTCGAGTGGTAAGTAATTTTATTATTCAAGCTTTGAAAAATGAAAATATTACAATCTATGGTGATGGTTCGCAAACCAGAAGTTTTCAATACATTGATGATTTGATTGATGGTCTCATGAGGATGATGAATACGGATGATTACACTACAGGTCCAATTAACATCGGTAATCCAAATGAGTATACAATGTTGGAGTTGGCAATAAAGATTATCGAAATGACTGATTCAAAAAGCAAGATTGTTTTCTTACCTTTACCTACGGATGATCCCAAACAAAGACAACCAAATATTAGTTTAGCAAGAAAAGAATTATTATGGGAACCACACACACAATTAGAAGTTGGTTTACAAAACACAATTTCCTATTTTAAAGGAATTATATGAGCATTTCATTCTTTCATATCGCTTCAGTTTATCCTAAATCTACAGAAGTTATTATAGAGAACGTAAGAAAGCATCATCCAGACAGTTACTATTTTTTGGCGATTGATGGTCCAAGAATTGAATATATGAATCTTATCAAAAAATTTAATCTTGACCATGTTTTGTATAAAGATCCTATTGGTGGTCCTGTTACTCCTTACGGATATAATTTAGAAACAACACTTAGATTCTTAGAACGATTTTATGAAGCCTGTAAACGGTGTAATACATCACATATCATTATGATGGAAGATGATGTGTTGATTGTTAAACCTATTACGACAGATGAATCTTGGGAACAAGCTTGTGCTGATACTAAAGTCGGTAACGTTATACCTGAATCAGTGCATGATGATATTGAGAATTGGTGTGGTAAACGACCAACATTCAAACAATATGGTGCTGGCGGAGGATCAATTTTTAAAGTATCCACTTTTTTAAATAATTATGACAGTATTGTTAAGTTCTTTATTCATCATTTTGAACATATACAGCGATACTATCCTACCATTGGTTATATTGACTGTTTCATGAATGTGTGTTATTATGTTGCTGGTAAAGAGTATTCTGTAAATTACCGTAGGACAGATACACACAATCATTTTCCAGGATTTGATTATGAAACATTCATAAGTAATCAATCCAGTGAAATTGAGATTATTAACAACTATAAGAAATATTATTATGAATGATATTACCATCGTAACTGCTTTCTTTGATATTGGTCGAGGTGATTGGTCGCCAGACAAAGGGTTGCCACACTATTTACAACGAACAACACAAACCTATCTTGAACGATTTGGTCATATGGCTAAATTAGAAAACGATATGGTTGTTTATACCTCAAAAGATATGGTAGATGAGGTTAGAAGGTTGCGCCAAGATAAACCAACACAAATATTAACAGTTGATTTTAAGAACAGTTTTCAAAATCTTAGAGAAGAAATTAATAAAATACAAAAGAATTCTTCTTATCAAAGTAAAATTAATCCAAGCCAAGTAAAAAATCCAGAATACTGGAATGCCGATTATGTTCTTGTGAATTTATTAAAATCATCTTTTGTCAATCGTGCCTTAGATGTAATTAAAACGGATTTAGTTGCTTGGTTGGATTTTGGTTATTGTCGTGATGAGTCTGTACGCAATGGTGTAAAACGTTGGCAGTATCCTTTTGATAAAGATAAAATACACTTCTTTAATTTGAAAGATTGGAAAGAAGGAACATTTATTGAAGAAGTAATATCAAATAATGATGTACATATTACAGGACCTTGCATTGTAGCTGGTAGAACAATGTGGCCAGTTTTAGAAAAATTAGTTCACCACAATGTGAATGAACTATTGAGTAATAATTTAATAGATGATGACCAAACTCTATTGTTAATGTCGTATCTGCAAGCACCAAATCATTTTGAATTACATAAAGTATCTGAACATGATTGGTTTACAATATTTAAGGATTTTAGTGAATGAAAATATATCTTAATGGAACTGCCAACTTAGGCGACTTCTTGAATGGTTTACCCGTTCTTTCTGGTATCAGTAAGTCGTATGGTAAATTTGATTTAATTATTAAACATGAAATGCGAAAGTTTAATGGCATCAAAGAATTTTTGGTGTATCAAGACATTTTTACCAGTGTTGAATTTGATGATGACCTTTTCTTTACTGGTGTTATTCAAATGAGTAGTTGGCCAATCAGAGAAGATAAAAATGATCCGAATCGTCCAATTGAAACTTGTCGTTATGAAAATTTCATGAACGATGTTAATCACATGAAATTTCAGGTTGATGATGATTTCACAGTAAAGACACCGGAATATGATATTACTGTGAAAGATGCCTATTATGTTGGTGATAGATGGGCAGTTGGTGACATTGACACTCGTAGAGAAACTCATGTATTATCACACCTAAAAGATTGTGAGTTTATTGATTTTGATAGGTCTATGTTAGAAAATGCCTACATCATTAAGAATTTAAAGAAACCATTTATCACCAACTTTACTGGTGTTGGTATGTTAGCTGACTTATGTAATGTTCCTTTATATTGTGTGTGGAAAGCAGAAGATTGGAAACCAGAATTTAGGGTTGGTGATAATGTGAGTTGGGATAACGGTAAAGATATTACTAAGGTATTCGAAAAGCATTTTTATTTGAATAGAAAATCTAAATTAGTTCATGCAAAAGAATTGGAAAGTTTACTATGATTGTTAATATTGAGCCAGGTACTTTTGGTACAGTTCGTAATGGTGATATGATTGCTGTTGCAAATGTCTTAGAACACATAAGAAAAATCAATAACAATCCTACAATACAGTTTCATTTAAAACCTGGCAATATTAGTGGAGACACACATTGTCAAACATTTTATGAGATAATGT